TTTCTTAGTATATCTATTTTATCGCCTATAGTGAATCCAACCGAGCTATTTGCTGGAATAGTTAAAGTCATAGTGGAGGCATTATCCATCGTAACTAACTTTGCTAAATCAGATAAAACTAAAGTATAACTTGTTCCAGTTTGAGCGTTTATTTCAGACCTAAAGCCTGATCTTGCTGGTCCTGTAGCTAGCATAGTTGGCGTTACAGTGCCAGTATCAGTTGTATAAACTCCATTTACAACACTTGCTGCAGTTCCTGCATAGTTTGATGCAGTAAGTACTTCAGTAACGCCTATTGTTATAGAACTACCAGTATCTAAAGTAATATTTCCACTATTAATTGTTGTAGAAGTAATATTGTTTGCCCTAAAGGATCCATATACTAGACCTGATTCACTGAAGTTTACTGTAGTACTTGGTTTTGTAGTTGCTCCAGAAAAAATCTTATAATATCCATCTGATGCGTCTCTTACAATACCTGAGTATCTAGTCTGTGGCGTTGCGTCATTGTTTTTATATTCAGTTATAAGTCCAGAATCTACTATGTCTCCAGTATTTCCATCAGAAACAAACACAAATGGATCTGTTACTGTTAGGTTTTCAGTCTCAACAGTAGTTCCAGCTCCACCAAAAGTAATTGTTCCTTGAACGCTAACATTTCCTTCAACATTCATGTCACCTTGAATTCCAACTCCTCCTACTACAGTTAGAGCTCCCGTTGTGGAACTTGTCGATGGTGTTGGAATTTCTATATGTACGTTTACATCTGGAAATATTGTCATTTGAGTATTGTCAGTCTGTAATCCTCCAGCTGCAAATATTATGGCATTTTGAGTTCCATTTCCTCCAGTAGCTATAACTAGATTTCCATTTCCAGTTGTATTTGCTGGTGCCTCCATAAATATATAGCCATCATTTGGACCAGTAGTACTAAATAATGGATCATTAAATGCGTTAGAAGTAATACCTAAATCTATCCAGCCAGAATTGTCATCTCCATTATTTGAGTAAGCGATTATATCAGTAGAGCTACTAGCAGCATTACCTAAGTTTCTGAATGCAACTTGTGAGTAATCAGAATGATTTGACTGAACAACCAATGTTGGATGAGTTAATGTCGAGGCAAATGTACTTGCATTCACTCCTAAATAAACGTCACCAACTACACTAGCATTACCTGTTATTGTTGCATCCTGAGAAACAGATAATGTATTCGATACTGTTACATTTCCATTTGTAATAGTATTTGCGTTTATTGTTATGCTTGTTCCAGATATTGTAGAAATATTTGATAAACTTGTATTTACGGCTATTGTTGGAGTTGAGCCTTCTCCTGACCCTCCAGTGATTATAATATTTTCACCAGAAGTTAAAGATGAAACATAATCACCAGAAGTTTCAGTTCCCAAAGCTATCTGAGAATCTGACCAAGTAGTTCCATTCCACTGTAGTACGTGACCAGTACTTGGTGTAGCCGCAACTAAGAATGTATCTATTTCATTTACTCCAAGACTAGAAGAAACCCAATTTGACCCATCATACTGAAGAACATGACCAGATAGCTTTCCAGACAGGTCAACATCTGTAGCGTCGTCTAATTGTGGAGCCCTATTTGTCCAGTTTGATCCATTGTAATGTACAACATGACCATATTGAGGAGTAGATGCATTTGTATAGTCAGATATGTCTTCAAGTGAGATGCCAGAATCTGTCCAGTTTGTTCCGTCAAATCTGAGAGTAGATCCATTAACTGGATTAACAAAAGCTATATCACTTAAGTCTGTTAATGACAAATTGCCTGCTGCTGCAACGTTATCTTGTGAAGGAATAAATTTAGTTCCATTATACTTTAATACTTGTCCAGTAAGAGCACCTGTTGGATCAATTTCAATAGAATCAACAGTAAGTGTATTTGCAGTTAAAGTGTCATAATTTGGAGTGGATGAAACCGATATTGTTGGGCTTGTTCCTTCTCCTGAATTATTTGTTATTAATATATTATCGCCCGCAGTAAGGGAAGCAACATAATTACCTACTGTATCTGTAGCTAAATTAACTGGATCGTTAAACCAATTAGATCCATTATATCTTAAAAAATCTCCATTTATTGGGTCTGAAATTGTAACATTAGTTAAATTACCAAGAGCTAATAAAACACTTCCTGGTCCATGACCATGAGAGTTATCTGCAACTGAAGTTGTTATTGTTACATTATTTGATCCATCAATAGTTACTGAGCCAGATACATCTCCATCTAGAGTTATTGTTCTTGCTGTTTTCCACTTGGTAGCAGTATCTGCGTTGCCAGTTACATTTCCTGTCAAATCTCCATTGAAAGAAGTTGATGTTACTGAAGTTAATCCAGCTATTGTAGCAGAAGAAGCTCCAAGCGCTACAGATGTTGATCCTACTGTAATTGAATTACTTGTTAAAGCGACTGTTGGAGTTGCACCTTCGCCTGAGTTATTAGAAAGAGTAATTCCATCTCCTGCTACTAGCGATTGTACATAGTTTCCTATTGTATCTGTTGCTAGATTTACTGGATCATTTATCCAAGCAGAACCGTTATATCTTAAAAAGTCTCCGCCAGCTACATCTGATATTGTGACATCTGATGCGTCATTTAGGGCAAAAGTTAAAGTTGATGCAGTATGATTATGTGAATCATTTGCAATAGTTGTTGATATAGTTACGTTTGCAGAACCATCTATTGATGTAGAGCCTGATACGTCTCCAGATAATGTTATTGTTCTAGCTGTTGCCCACGAATTTGCTGTGTTTGAATTATCGTTAATGGCGTAAAAATTCGTTCCATCGTTAGTGTACTCCCATTTATCGGTGGATTCATTCCAACGAATCTGCACATTAGTAGATGTACCGCGTTCAATCTCTATTCCTGCGTTAAGTGATGGAGATCCAGTTACATTTCCATTCAATACTAAAATATTATCTTCGACTACAACACTAGAAACATTAACAGAAACAGTGTTTCCATTAACTGTTAAATCACCAGTTATTGTCAAGCTTCCATCTACGGTTACACTATCTTCTGTAGAAATGGCTGTATTACTATCTTGAAGCCAATTTAATGTAGCACTTACTAGTGTATTGCTTGCATCTTTATAATAGAAAATTCCATTTGATGGGTCTATGGCTATTTGACCCTGAGTTATTGATGGTAATGCCATAATAGCCTTTCTTATTTAGAAATTAAAATGTTCCACCGTCGATAGTTACGCCATCGAAAGTAGTTAAGTTTGTAATTGATCCTCCAGTAATTGAAACAGAATTTGCATTTTGTACTGCTATTGTTCCTAAGCCTAGGGTAGTTCTTGCCGTTGAAGCATCTGCATCATCAAGTAGTGTTCTAGCATAATTTGTAAATGTTGCTAAGGATGCAGTTTCAGAACCAGTAAAGTATGGAAGCTTGTCTGCTGCTGATGTTAAACCGGCTAGTGCTGCCAATTCAGCATCGTATGCTTGCACATCTGTGCCTATTGCTAGGCCAAGATTTGTTCTTGCCTGAGAAGCTGTTGTTGCTCCAGTCCCACCATAAGATATTGCTATAGTACCTGCTTGCCAAGTTCCTGTAGATATTGTTCCAACCGATGTTAATGATGAAGTAACAACTCCTGATCCAAGGGTATTATTTGACAATACAGTTGTACCATTAATAGAGTATATTTTTCCGCTTGAAATATCAATATTTTCTGATGATGTCCATGAGTCTGTTGAATCTAACCAATTAAAGGTTTTATTTGTTGTACCCAAAACAGTTATACCCGCTCCATCAGCTGTTGTATCTGTTGGGGATGAAGTATTTGATAATACTATGTTTTTATCTTCTACGACAATAGTGGAAGTATTTAATGATGTAGTATTGCCATTTACAGTTAAATCTCCAGTTATCGTAAGGTCTCCACCAACAGAAGCATTACCAGTGGTGGTTACAGAAGCAAATGTGACCGATGAGTTAGTAGCTACACTTTGACCTATTGCAATAGTCGGTGTAGAGTTTTCTCCAGAATTATTAGAAAGTGTAATTCCAGTTCCTGCAACAAGGCTAGCTACATAATCTCCAGTGGTTTGAGTTGCAAGATTTACATTTTTAATTGATACAGCTCCTGATGAAACATTAAAATCATCATTAGCAAATGATGCTATACCTTTATTTGTTGTTGTTGCATCTTCTCCTGAAATAGTAATTGAATCAGTGCCGATTGTAGTATCAATTCCTTCTCCGCCAAGAATACTTAACGTATCAGTTAACAAAGATACGGAATCTGTTGTTACTGCATCTGCTTTAATTGTTAAATTAGTTGCAATACTTACAGTATTTGCGGCTGTTAGTCTTCCCTGTGCATCAACGGTAAAGGTTGGTATTTCGCTAGATGATCCATAATTTCCAGCCGTTACTGCTGTATTATCTAGATTGATTGTTAATGTATCAGTATTAGAACCTACTGTTGATAAGCCTGTTCCTCCAGATATTGTTAGAGTATTTGTTGGGTTTAAGGTTTGATTGGTACCACTATCTCCAGCTACTGTTATTGAAGAGTTGGCAATTGAGTTTGAAATTAGATCATCAACATAAAGTTTTGTTGTTGCGTGTGTATTTGATGATGGAGTAGGAACTACTACTACTCCAGAAAATGTTTTATTTCCTGTTATTGTTTGGTTTGTTCCTTTTGTAACATAAGCGCCAGATCCGTGCAATCGCCTCTACTGTTGTAGCAGAACCACCTTCGCCACCAGTTCCCTTACCATAATAAAGTGTGTCATCAGCTTCGTTGTATGCCAATTCTGCGTTCTGCAAAGAAGATGGACTACCAGCTGAACCAGCTGATGATCTTCTTTTAATCCTTATTGTATTTGCCATTTAGAAGCTTCCTCCATCGACTAGATTTTCTTTAGCTGAATTAATCCAGGCTGACCCGTTATATTGCAGTAGATCACCATTAGATGCTGTACCTATAGTAACATCAAATAATCCATTTAAAACTGATTGGTTTAATATATCTGACTCTAATCCTTCTATCCTAGCTTTTACTGTATTATAGGGTCCTGATGGATTTACTCCTAGTTCACCCTGAATAGCCTCTACTGCATCGTTTACATCTGCATGCTGTTGATGGTGAGGTACAGTTGTAGAACTTAGTGAGTCAGTTGATGTTGGATTTGTGAAATTATCAATTGAATTTGGGTAATTTGTTGACATTTTAAACCTACATTTTTAAATAGCTAAAATTTTATTAATTTCATTATTCCATAATATAGTAACTGTTGTATTACTAGCTGTAACTACATATGGTAAACCTTGTGATGTATCTATATAAAATATTAATCTAGAATTAGAATCAGAAGAACCAACTTGGTAAAAGGCTAATGCCTCAAATGTTCCTCCATTGTATTGGTCAATAATTACATCATCTCCATCTATAATTCCTAATGTATTAGTAATATTTGAAATATTACTGGATCTTGCAGTTATAGCTGTAGATGGTATATCTGAAACAAATTCATCTAAATTTTGATTAGCTGTATATATACTTGTTTTTAAAAGTAAAATCTTATACTGATTTGCAGAAATATTAATTTGACCATTAAATAAAGCTTGTTTAGCTTTTTTATATATAAAATTAGACAAATTAAACTCCTATATCTTTAGATATTATTAATCTATATTTATATCCAGATTCAAAGTATTCTTTATCCTCAGTAAAATATGCTGGTGTTGCATCTTGAGATGGAGTATCTATGTAAACCTCTGGCTTCCAGGCATGGGCTGAAATTTCGCCTATTACATTTTCCCATCTTGATGGAGTTCTTTGTATTTTTTTCTTTTGCAGTTTAAAATATTTATTATTTAAAAAGTTAGAAGCTGGTTTTTCATTAAAAGATACAGTAATTCTTCCATAATTGTAAGAATTATCTATAAAAAAATCTCCATTAACAGGGTCTAAGCTTGTTATATAGAAGTTTGGATTTTTTGCAATTATTTGATAGCTCGTAAAAGCATCTGTTCTTATCGATTTATCTTCAATTAAAATTTCATTTAATTCAGGTTCATTAACAGAATTAAATTCTCCAGTGTTAGGAGTTGCACCAGAATCTAAAGTAGTAAATTTTATTTGCTCTTCCGGTATTGGTTCATTGGCTGCGTCAAAAAAGTTAATAAACCTTATTACATACTCAGTAGAAGGCGCTAATTGAACATTCCATAAAAGTTTTAATGTTCTTGATATTTGATTATAATCACCTAAAGTATCAATATCTTTAAAGGGTGTGTTTAAAACACTAGGAGTGGCAGCTGTTGTTTGTACTATAATATTTTCTTTTGTAATAGAAGAAATTTTTATAGTTCTTCCGAACTTTATAGAAACAGTACCAAGTCCTACTGCAGCGTTTTGTATTAGATTTAAGGCCACATTAATCTCCAGTCATCAAAGTACAATATTATAGTAACTGATATAGATAAAAGAACAAGGGGGCGGTTTTTACACCGCCCCCCTGCCCCTTAGGATAAGGTAACTATAACTTTCCTAAAGATTAGAGAGATACCTGATTGGTAACCTCGACCTCGTAGTTGCGAGTTAGTCTAACGTTCTTAGCTACGGTGATTCCTTCACCATCGCCAAGCATAACGATGTCGTAACGCTCTTTCATCTTCATCTGACGAATGTCACGGCTTGGATCATCGAATTGATCTGTGCTCATGTCATCCTTGACAAGGAGTGTTCCAACTTCATTGCGGTCGATCAAGAAAAGATCTGACATTGCAGGTGTTGAACCATTCTTTGCTGTGAAGCTTACGAAAGGAGAAACAATCACATTCAGACCCATTGGGGCGGTTGAATTCAACGCGCCTTCCTTGGACTGAGGACGGTAACCCCAACTTGTATTAACTGCAGCTGCAGAACCACCAGCATGGAAGATACTATCCTTTAGGAAGATAGACCACATTAGTGGGTGCAAAATGAAGTCAGTTGGTACGTGATTTTCTGCCATGAGAACGGCAGCCATATCAACGATGTCGTCCCAAGTAATGGTCTTGTTGGCTGCGCCATCAATTCCACGACCTGTTGTATCGTCGTATGAACCGCTTTCATTGTCGAAAACTACGGTAGCTGCGTCCTTAAATCTGCTGAGTGCAATTTGCTCTTTTAAGCGAGCCATTGCGCGACCAGCAGCGCGGACGTGAAGGCCTACGATGTCCCAAAGTGAGTCTGCGATGACTTCTTCTGTAAAAGCCAGCTTAACACCTTTCTTTGAAACTTTACCTTCAACTTGCTTTGCAAAGGCGAGAGCCTGTTCTGGATATTCTTGTCCTTCAGGTATCTCTGCAGCTTGAATTGCATTAACTGCTGGGAACTCCAAAGAGCGTCCCTTGCCGAGACGTACAGTTGAGAGAAGTGGCGTAACCAATAATTGTGGCTCAGCTGCTTCCTTTAATGTACGGGAGATGACTTTAGGAAAAAGTGCAGCTGCATCAGGTGATGCAAATGCCTCTTTAATGGTTACTCTATTATCTCCATCGATATAACCGTCCTCAGTTAATGCTGTTTCCCAAGCTGGGAGACCTGAGAGGAGCTCTTGGATTGATTTACTCATCTTAGGATTATTCCTCCTGTTTTATTTTTTCTTTTTTTATTACAGCGTTAGATTGACACGGAATGCGCCAAGCACGTTTGTTACATCCAGGTTTGAGCGGATGCCCAACTTGCCACTATAGGTGCCTGTTCTTGTGATTTCAAAAACAGTCTTAAGTGCACCAGGATCCGATGGCAATTGCATGTAGGAAAGTAGACCATCATCAAAGTTGGTTGCAAACTTTTCTACTTCAATAACCTTACCAACCTGGAGGTAAGGATCTGTGCCACACAGTGTTGATGTTAGCACCACTGGGCGACCCATGTGGTCAGCTCTAACTAAAGAACCGACGGTCACATCATTGTTCAATCCATCAACGATTGGATACTCTACGTAGCCATGGGTGATGAACCCTGCGCCTTGTGAAGTGCCCTTGTCAAATGGACGGTATAGATCGTACTGAGCTACACCAACTGGAACAGACTTAGATGCAACTGCTACTGTGTCAGTTGCTCCAGAGCTGTAAGCTGGAGTTGCACCATCAAGCGGATCCCATGATGAAGGCATTGAATCGCCCCATGTTACGGAAGAACCGGAACCATTGGCTGGAACGACTGTTGCATCACCATTAGCATCAGCTACGACAGAAAGAATTGTTCCCTTTGGGATAACAATTTCAAAACGATCATCTTCTGAATCAAGGTACCATGTTGGCAAGCCCTGGTTTGGGAGCAAGTAAGCTGCTGGTGCTACACCCTCAGATACTACGAACCTTCCAGCTCCTGTCTTGGCATATACCTTGCGGAATTTTGCTAAGCTCATTTTATATATCTCCTTGTTTTAATTAAAGCGAACGACGGCCCATAAGAGCGTCTACGAAAAGCTGTTCTGCAGTGTTTGGTTCTTCCTTCTTTTCAGAAGAAATATCTTCTATAGAAAGAACATTCGTTTCTTCCTTAGAATTCTCTGCTTCACTTGTAATTTCTGGAACTACATTTGTATTTGCTTTTTTAACTGGCATCTTTGCAATGTCTCTTAATGAGTCAGCTAATGAAGAAGCTGTTCTTGTTGCGTGATCAGCTACAAGTACTCCTCTATCAGCTGCGCTTTCAATACCGGCTGCTATTTTTGCATCTACAACTCTTTCCGCTAACACTCTATGAAGTGCTGCTTTAAGGTTTTTATTTTCTTCTTCAAGAAGCTTGATTTTATCAGAAAGTTCATCGTTGTTTTGCTCAGCGACTTCTTCTTTGTCGTTGAGCTCTGATTGAACTTCCTTATCAACTTCTTGTTCCTGATTTAACTCAGGCTTTTCAACTGACTCTTCAGAGTTATCGGATTCAGCGTCTTTAACTTGCACGTCCGACTCTTCTTTTGCTTCAGTGGAAATCTCTTCTTTAGATTCTTGTTTTTCTTCAGTTTCAATTTCTTCTTCTACAGCTGGAGCTTCTTCTTTTGTTTCTTCTTTTGTTTCTTCTTGCTCTTCTTGTGTTACTTCAGCTGTTTCTTCTGAATTCTCTACAGAATCTTCTTTCTTAGCAGTGTCTGCTGCAATTGAAGATAGATCATCACTCAGCTCTTTGGCTACAGTAAGGATGTCTTCTTCTTCTTTAAGAATGGTCATTTCTGAATTCTCCTCATTATTATTAGATTCTTGTTCTTTTGATAGTAATGGGTTGTTATTAATATTGTAATTTTCGCTTTCATTTACAGCCATAGCTGTTAAGAAAGATCCCTTTAATTGAAGGTAAACTGGTCTAGATTCCTTTTTCTTCATTCCTTTAAAAATTGATTGACTTTCAGATACTGAATAAATATCTTCTTCATCCATTTTTAGAATAAAAGCGGAACTCTTTGCAACCCAGTCTGAATCAGAAACGCTTAAATTACTATCTGCTGTTGCTTTATTTCTAACACCGGATCTTTGATCCGCTGGTTGATTTACAAAAGAATACTCTTTAAAAGATATATCCTGCATATCGATAAACGCTAGTTTACCTTTGTAAACCTGACCTCTTCTATACTTTGGCATACGAGGTCTACCACTTGCATCCTCAGAGGCTAAATCTTCACCACTGATACTACAAACTGCTTTTCCAGCCCTTCCGCCAACAGAACCTGTTAAATATCTTTTATCCATAATCTTTTGAGCAGCTACTGGATCCGTAATAGCTATTTGAAGCCTAACAAAAGGAACTCCATCTTGCTCTTTATCCATTTTTGCAGCCATGACTCTTCCGATTGGCTCAGTGTTAAGATCATGATTTAAAATAATAGGCTTAGGGTAAGGTTCTACCCATGAATTTAAAGCCTTTTCTAATTCAACGGCTGAATAATTATTATAATTTCCAGTTAGTCCGTTCGTGTATGGCTGCTACTTCGATTATAAGACCATTTTTAAAATCAGATGATTCAGAAAAATTAAAATCTGATTCTGTAATTTTTGGAAGCTCTATGGTAAAGTTTTCCGTAAATTCAAAAGCCATGTCTATCTCCGATTTTTAAAACCATAGTTATAGTAATATATTTTATATGATTAAACACATTTATGCAAGCTGTAGTTAAAATTTATATAAAAGATTAATTTTTTCCTTTAAAAACAAGGCTATTTCTTTCATCGCCTTGTGATAAAAACTTTTTTAATTCTTCTCTACCCATTATATGGGGAGTATATATGTATGAAGCGCAGTATAGGTTAAATCCTTTATCCTTGCAGTCTGCGCTCCAACCTAAGTCTTCGCCTTGTGGGTGAAACTTGTATCTAGAATTATTATAAACTTCTTTAGACATTAATTTTGCTGCCATTATTATATCTGCTTTAAAAAAGTCGCCTATAGGATATTCTGCTTCTCTATATGCTTTTTCTCCACCAGATTCATGCCATGACATTACACTTGGATACTGAACTCCAAATGGAGTCATATACATAAGAGTATTTACTGCGTCTGCTTTACCGGACAATATATGACTCATTAGTAAATCTAACGTATTTGGATTTGTTAATAATATATCTGAATCTAAGCTATAATAAAAATCTGGTTGTATTTTTTTAGCTTTATCTAAAAGAGAGTTTCTCATAGAAACCATATTTTCATATTTAGAAAATGTCCATCTTCTTGAACCTTCATCGTGAGAATGATGAGTCAAATCGTCTCTAATTTCTAAATCAAATATATCTATCTTTGGATGAGCTTTTTTCCATTTAATTAAAAAATCAAATGTTTCTTTATCATCTTTACCAAGTTCAAATATAAAACCAATATTATCTATTCCATAAGTTTGCTTTTCTATGCAGGCAAACCAATATGGAAGTATCCAATCTCTTTTATATACAGGGCAACCTATTAGAAGCATTAGGCCTCTTCTGTTTTTGTTTGGCTTTCTTCTACTGAAGTTTTCTTTTGTTTAGCTTTTGGTTTTTCTTCTACTATTTCTTTTTGGATAGAAGTTTCCTGTTGATCATTTTCAACTTCAACTTTATTAGTTGATAATTCTTCCTGCTTGATTTGCTCTTCTACTGAAGAAGTTTCTTCTTCATCATCTGAATTTAAGAATTCTTCAATCGCATCTAGTTTATATTTCATTTCTTCAATTACAGGCAGAAGTTCTGCTAAAACATCTAAAAATCTAGTATCAGCTAAACGAAACTGTCCATTTGCAACAGCTTCTTCTAATAAATCTAGTGTCTCTTCTTTAACTATCATTTATTTATTCTCCAATTTTATCATTTTCTTCTACATAATTATACTCTGGTTCAAGTAACTTTTCAACCGTTACAAGCCATGACATGTCATCTGATCTTCTAATATTTGGTGAACTAGATCTACCATTTTGATTCTGCGGCCTACTTGAATTTCCTACTCCTTTTCTAGAAGATGGAAGATTTCTTTGACCTTTAGTAGCTGGCTGTTGACCGTCTGAACTTTTTGGAGAAGAAGTTTTTGATGTTAATTCTGCTTGATTTTTAGCCATATCCATTTGAAGCTGTGCTTGCATATGACCAAATAGTCTATCTTCTTCCACATTTGTATCTAAGCTTAACATCAATCTAGCTTCGTCTATTGTTATAAGATTGTTTACAAACTTTTGAATAATATGATTTTCTTTTTTAACTTGAGTATCAACATCTATTTCCTTAAACCTCATAAAGCATCTGTCAGACACAGTTGCATCCATTGGATTTTCTAGTGGATCATAACCACCCTCAAATAATAGTTCATTAAATATAAATATTCTTACCATTTCAGAGAATTGCTTTTGAAGCTGCTTAACTCTATCGTAAAGCGCAACATCTAATCTATCTGTAACTGATCTATTTCCACCATTCATACTCATACCTAAATGATGTGGGGCTACACCCAATCCAACTGAAACTCTTTCCTTAAAGTGATTTAAGTACTCGGAAGCATCGAGAGCTGTGTTATTAGCTCCTATAACATCTACACTGTGTCTATAGGGTAGTATTAATCCACCTTCTGCTCTAAGATTTTCTATCTCTGCTGCTGCGCGTGTTATTTCTTCCGGTTCAGCTGGTTGTTCTGCTGTACCTATTGTATATTTATAAAGAGGAAATAATTCTCTATGTACTAAATTTTGTATATCCTCTTCCATCTGCCTAAGAGCTATAACGTCGTCTAGCACTGTTGATAAAAATGGAGTACCAAAAGCTCTACCTGGTTTTTTATCAAAGTACATATGGATTACTCTCTCTGCTGACCATACTGGGTCTTTATCGTTTGGAGAGTATGTTAGTGGATCAGTTGCCTGCTGATAGGCCTTTGGTCTATTTTGTTTATCTCTTAAGATATAAGTTTGTTCTGTTGGAATAAGATAATAACCAGCTATAGGCTCAGTGTTAGATATTGGATTTAACTTATCTGGAAAATAAGACCCAATATCTGCTCTAGCTTTAACAATAAATACGTTAGAGTATTTTATTAATTGATCTGATAATTCTATCAAAAATTCAGAAAAAGGTTTCTTCATGGTCATTTCCATGAAGTCTATTCTTCTGTAAAGATATGAAATAGCTTCAGGATTTTCTCCTACTATTTCCCATCCCTCTTTCCAAAATAATTCTTTATGCTTAGCTATAGCTTGACGAACATATCCATCTGTGTCAAATGCTTGAGTAATTCTATTAAAGTCATAAGGAGATGGCTCAAATGCTGCCCTAGTGTCATAATAATACGAAGAACCACGAAACCCTAGAGCAAGAGCAGCTATCTTAATGCTCCTGCCAAGGGCTTTAATGTCGTCTTGTTTTAATGTTTTTTCCTCTAAAGCAGAAACTTGGTTTCTGGCAAAAGGAAGATATGATCTAATAGCCATCTACGCACCTTTTGTGATTATGTTATTTATATAGTAGCTATAAATGGCAAATTACTTAGTGGATTCTGTTAATCCTGCCATTTCAAAGGCTTTTTTCATTATTAAGTTCTTTACAGACTCAAGCCAAAAAATTGTTTCTGGCTCAGAAAAATCGCTTTTATACTGAAGGTTCTGTTCAGATACTTTAATAGTAATTGTTGCTTCTTTATTTTGTTCAGGTGTTTCATTGACATCGGACATTAGAAATCATCTTTCTCTTTTTGTTTTGGGTTTGTTTCATTTGTTAAAGTATTTATATGATTAGTTAGATGTTTTATTGTAGCTTCTTTTATGATTAATTCAGAATTAAGCTGAGCTAATCTATCTTGAAAAGCTTGCAGTATTAAATTAACATCTAAATTTGAATTATTATCCATAACAATGAATTATAACACTTTAGATTCTAAGGTTGCAACTTTTTGTGACAATTCTTGAATTGATTTTATAATAGGTGCTATAAATTTTATATAAACTAATGATTGTTCAGAATCTGGATCATCTGGGTTGGCAAGTGCCCAACCGCTAAAATCTCCTGGATTAATACCACTATCTTCAAGTGCAATGTATACTTCTTGAGCTATTAGTCCATAGTGAATTCTTTTTCCTGGTGTTGAATTATATATTGGTTCTCCGTCTTCTTTTCTTAAAATTTCAGGTTCGCCAGTATCTCCTTCTTCTTGAGGAATTTCTATTGGATATTTTTTGCTTATATTTTTATAATAAGAAACAGGTCTAAGTTTATTTATAAAATCTAAGCCAAGATCAGAGTCTTTAATGGTATTTTTAATTCTTATATCAGAAGAATCCAAAAGAGAACCAGTGTAATATAAGTTATCCCATCTATAGTCAGCATTACGTACTCCAAGATCGTACTGTGCGTCAAAATATGGATAAAAGCTATTAGACCAACCGGCATAATTTCTGTTATAAAATTTTATTCTATTAACTAATATATCAGTATTAAGATATACTCTTAAGAATCCTGGATCATATTGATCTCCTATTATAAGATTTCCTGATATGTCTAAATTACCGTTGGAGCTATCCCATTGTATTGAGTTAGCGGAACCAGCTCCAACCCTAAAGAACAATACTCCATCATCTCTTCTTAGGAAAATATTATTAAAATCAGAATCACTTAAAGATAAACCATGATGTCCAGCTGAAACAATGTTACCACCAACTTCAATTCCTCCAACTGATATTTTTCCAGTTACACTAGATAAATTTCCGCCAAAAGTAGCATTACCATTTGAATCTACTGAGAAGTTTGGAAATGATATAGAGGAGGTTCCACCTGTATCCATTTGTATATATGTACTAGCTGATCCAACCCTAAAATATGTAGTATCGTTAGTGTCTCTTCTTACCCAAGCATTATTCCATGAACCATCTATTCCTATCCCATTGTGTTCTGAGGCGTCGTAAACATTTTTTCCAATATAGACATCTCCGGCTCTTAAATAACCGCTCATTGTTCCCCCAGAAGCGTTAACAGTTCCAGTAAATGTTCCAGACGTAGCTGTTATGGCACCACTTATACTTACTTCACTTGCAGATAGTACTCCTCCAGATGTTACTCCAAATTTTCCAGAAGTAGTTGTTATTGCGCCGTTTGAGTATATTGTTAATCCTGTTGTGGTTACCTGACCAGCAGTTACGGTACCTCTAATGGAAGTGTTTGCAAACTCTGCGTTTCCGTTTCCTCTTATTATCCAACCGGTAGAACCAGTAACAAAATTATTTGATTGAATTACAGAGTTAACTCCATCTAGTTTTATTGTTTGAGCACCGATTGTTCCTGCTTTTATTTTATCTGCAGTTAATTCAAGAATTTCAGCTGATGCAATTAAAGTTGCTTGAGATGCTATTAAACTAGTCCAAGCTCCATAATTTCCAGATGTATCAAATGATCTTATTCTTCCATAAACTGGTGATGTAGATGTTATTGCTTGAGCTATGTCATTTAAAACAACGCTAAAAACACTACTTGAGCTTTCTCCGTGATTGTATTAAATATTGTGAATCTAAATTATTTTGTGAATATACTTGATATTCATATCCTTTTAAGTCTTCATCATTTGGGGCGTCAAATTTAAACATTAAAGATTTTGAATTGTTATATAAACCAAAGTTGGCTATATCAATTCCACCTGGAATACTGCTATCTGTTGGAGTTTCTAGTATTATGCTATTTTCAGCAGCAACTGTGCTTAAGTTATTATCGTAAGCTTCTACTTTTATTAAGTATCTTTTTCCTGGTTTTAAATCTTGGATAGTTTTTTTAATTATAGTCATATTTATTAACCTTTAAATGATATAGCTGGATCATATTCTTTTGCTCCCAATATTAAATCATATGCTTTTAAGTATTGGAAATTTATCATTTCTACTTCATTTCCATTTGAGGATTTATTATCTTGTTCTAAAGTTTCAATTAAGAAATAATATTTTTTATTTTCCAAACTTGAATCATTGTATATAATTGACTCTTCAATAGATGAAGAATATAAATCTATTTCTGTCCAGTCTAAATATACTTCTTCCGTTTGCTCTATTGGGCCTACTGATGGATCGAAGCCTAAAATATAGTAATCTTGTTTTGACTTAATTATTTTTAATCTAACTTTTCCACCATTTGGTTTTTTATAAGCTTTAATTTTCAAAAATGGACCATTAAATGAACCTGATACTTTTGCGTTTATCTTTGTTGTTTTATAACCTAGCCAATCTACGCTTTGATTAAAATATGAAAACTGTTGTTTATCAATGTCGGGCTCATTTGCATTAACTTCTGTCAGATAATTATCTAAATTTGAAATATTTAAATTGTATAAAGAAGTATTGTACAGAGATGGATTTTCTAAAAGATTATTTAATGTACTTTCTGATACCTGCCTATATGCTTTTTTTGAATTATATTGAACTTCTTCTAGATACTTTAGATGATCATTTCCATAGTAGAGATTATATTCACCAACAATATCTACTCCAGCTTCGTGATTCTTTGCACTTAAAAAGTATAAATATCCATTTAAAACGGTTGACCTAACTGCTGTATATATCCCTGAATTCACATCTTCGTGGATAACTATATATTGCTTTTTATCTTCTTCTTTTTCTGCGGAAGTAGAAATTTTATTATAAAAATCTTTATAGTCTAGTTTAATTCCTATAATTTGATTTTCTTCTATGTCATCAAATGGATTATAAATATCTATAGGTCGCCTCAATGGAGGATATACGTAAACAGGAGTAGTTGAAGATAAATCAAAATCTCTTTTAAAGTACTTAAACCAACTCATTTAATTATCCTTCTAATTCAACATAAGATACAATAATATCATATCTTCCGTTTTCTTCAGTATCGGCATTTATCGAAGCGCTCAGGAGTACATCTATTACAGGAACTCCTCCAACTAATATATCTTGGAGATAAGAATCTATCTCTATAGAAATAGGTTCTTCTGATTTTGAAAAAGGAATTATTGCTGTAGAACTATCTCTATCTGTCTGATAGTCTATATCGCTTATTTTTATTTGAATGCTTCCATCACCAGAACTATGGCTATGATTTGCAAAATCTATTCCTGCTATCTTAACGCCATCTTTTAATTGAATATCTCCAGTTACAACTCCACCAGATCTCAATAAGTATTGCGGATGGTCATTTTCAAGAAGGTCGTTAAAATATTTATGACTAGAGTTTAATGTTTCATTTTTTTCATGAAAAGAAATTACTTCTTCAAATATAGTGCTGTAATTATCTTCATTTACATCAGTGTATATTGATGGAGAAATATACCCAGAAACTAATTGAAACTGTCTAGAAAAAGAAATATATTTTCTTTTAAGTCTTACTGTTTCTAAGAAACCAATTATTCTTTTTTCTATATTAACCTTTTTTTGCCTAAGATCAGACATTAAAGATGCTAAGTTTCCGTTAATTGTAGAAGAAGCTATAACTACTTCTTTTGCTAAAGCTGGTGCTTTATTTTTCATATCTGATGATAATAAGTCTATTTCTAAAGGAGAAGAAATCATAGATCTAGATTTTAAAGCAGGAGCTAAGAAATTATTATAATATAGCTCACATGTATCAACCATTTCTTTTTTAACTAATCCTAATATTTTTTTTATTTCAGATTCATATGAATTTATTTTGAGAGAAAAAAACGCTTCGAATTGCGTGGCTTGGACTTTTGAGACATAATCCATTTCGGACTTTGAGAGTTTTGGTGGTAACGATGTGATTTCTTGGGCAAAGAGTTTCGTATATTCTTTAAGCGATTTTGTCCAAAAGTAGAATTCTTTTGCAATTGTTTTTTCTGCTTCATCTTTATATGTATCCCCTATTGTATTTATAATAAATTGATTCATACACTGAAGCTCATGAATAAAATAAGATAAAAATGTTTTTATATCATAATAATAACTTAATTCTGTCTTACCTACATAAGCTTCATATTCCATCGTTAGAGCTCTGCATCCTCTGCATTTATGCTCTTTTGCGTAACAAAACTCTTGATAGGAAATATAACCAGCTGGTGGTATATTAGATATCGATATTTCTTCACTTACTTTTGTATTATTTTTATTAACAACTTCATTCCACACTTGTGCGTGTGCTGTATCTAGGTCTGGAGATGTATCTGGATTAACATAAACTTTTGATAAAAATATATCAATCTCTTTCATTATCTTCATAATATTTATTCTAGTTTGAACTATTTCATTAATAATAGAGCTTATCTCTATAGAGTTTGAAACAGTTGCTTTAAAATAGTTTTCAGAATAATATTCTGAATATCTTGAGTTTAAATCATTTTCTGTATCTTTAAATGTATTTGTAGTTAAATCAAAATTATTATTTAAACTATACAAAGATTCTGAATTTGTTCCTAAATTTGTATTTGGTGTATTTATAGACATATTAAACCTTAAAACATATTTCTTTTAATTTTTGAAGATGGTTTTTTTCTTAATCCAAGTTTGACTTGATTTGGATTTATTTTTTCTGCTCTACTTACAAGTTTATTTGTTTTTTCATCTTTTTCTTGATTTATTAATTGCTCATTGGGCATAAAGAAAGTACTTGATACTGACTCCGTATTCGTAGCATATTTTACTTTACTAAACTCTCCGTAGTTTTGAGTAATAGCCAATAAGGCTAAAAGCAGGGCGTCATGCGCGTGATCTGCTGCCGATCCAGCTGCTTCAAAAACAGGTCTTCCATTTTGAGTTGTTCTAACTACAACATAAGATATTAACTGCATATAAAGTTCATCATCAGAAGACGGAACCATAAGTTGTTCTTTTTCTAAAGTTTGCCTAAGATTATCAACCATAAAAGGTTTAATGTCTTTTTTAATCATTAACTTAGTGTATGGATCTCTAATATCTACTGTTTCAGCAAAGCTTACGCCTTTTACCTTTTCTTTTAAACCACTTCTTGGATTTTCAACTCCATGTTTTTTAAGTAATTCAACTTGAACTTCTCCAAATCCTCTGTCAACATAAATATGCTTTGGTTGAAGAATTTCGTTTAATTCTATAATTCTACTAACAGCTTTTGTTAATGTATATTCTGATTTTTCTATTTCTTCTCTGTAGCATAGCTTGAATTTATTCCTAAACTCTTGCTCTTCGTAGTTTCCTGAGCATACTTCTAATACAACTATATTTGTACCTGCTCCATATTTATCCCAGTCAACACCTATAACATGAAAACTTCTTGCTGATGTAACAGCTGGTACGTAATTCCAAGAAGGCTCCACAAAGGCTAGGTCAACATATCTTCTAGGATATACTCCTTCCGAATCTTCTCCCCAGTCTGCTTCGATTTCATGTCTATAACCCATTTCTGAATATTGTTCTCTAAATTCATCTTCTTGATCCTTACTGAAGAAAGGGTTTGCGTATGAAGGAAACCAAAATTCTTTAAACCTTGGATTTCTACACCATTCCCAAAATTTTTCTCTTCTTCCAGTTGGAGTAGAAGCCCCAATTAAAACTTTATCAGGCTGATCCTCTGCTGTCTTCTGGAGCATTGCATAAAGTGCATCGAGGTCATCATTGTGCATGTAATCCATTTCGTCCAAAACAATAACATGAGCTTCTTGACCACGAGCTACGTCAGATTTACCACCAGATCTCATTCCGGATGTAAAGAATCTTATTGTAGATCCATTTGAGAATTGAATCATAAATTGAGGAGATGTTACTTTTCTGGTAATAGAATTAAGTACTACATCGTTCTTGCTAGCTAGTCTAACCATTTCTTGATATATTAATTCTACGTGAGATTTCATTGGAGCAATAACTAAACATCGTCCATCTTTATGTGTATAGCTATAGTGAAGCAAATATATTGCCATTGTGAATGTTTTTCCTAAACGACGTCCAGCTCTTAATACTTTTCTTAAAGCTGGATCTCTTAACATAAGAGTTTGATAAACTCTTGTTTCTGCTTTTAGGAAATGCTTAGCCCATAAACATGAATCTTTAGCTACATGTAATTGTCTTTGCTGTTCTGCTGAAAGACCGGCATTCAATAGATTATTATCTACTTCAAATGGTTCGTCGACAAGAAGAGCCAATTCCCTATTCGTTAGAGGCCTTGAGTCAACTTGTGTTCCATCTGCCCAATTCAAATGTTGAAGTTTATTTTCAAAAACCCATTCAATACGATTTATCTGTTTAATAGTTTCTGGATCTTGGGCTTTAATAATTTCTAAAAGATCTTCTCTTGAAAGTTCTTCTAGTTTTTTTCTAAAGTTAGTAGTTTTTTCTTTTAAAGATAAAGACATTTTATCCAAACCTCGCTGCCATCATTGACCCTTCAGAACCAAGAGAACTTCTTGCATTCAACCTTGAATTTTGAATAGCCATAACTCCTCTTGCTCTAGAAGTTGCTGCGACTTCATTGTCAACAAAACCCATTCCAAATCCAGGTTTATTTATTGAACCTTGTGCTGATTTTATTGCATCCCTTGCAAGTCTAGCTCCTCCTCCAATTATACCAGTTGCAGCCATTTTTGATAAATCGTAAACCATAGCAGCTGTCATTATTGGATTAGCGACATTTAAAGCTGCTCCACCATATGCTGCAGCAGCTAGTTTCATTCCTTGTTTTCCGCCAGCTCCAGTTAATAGTTTTGCAGTTCCTCTAAAACCATAAGTTTTAAGAATGCCTCTTTCTAGCATTTCGTTTGCTGCAACTTTTCCAGCTTCTTTTCCAAATAGATTTTCTGTTAGCTCTCTAGTAAGTATCCTTTTTCCACCAGTTCCTTGAACCATAGCTGTATTAGTGGCATAACCTTGGGCATTAATTGAAAGTAAATCTGATCCAACTGCTACTGTTGGAGCTTTTGGTCCAGCTACTCTAGCAGCATTTCTTGCGTTAGCATTAAATGCTTTTGTAGTTAATGTCTTCCCAGCATTTCCGTCCAGATGTGGCTAAACCTTTTTGCGCTGCTATTACGTCATCTATTGATGCAAATACTGAACCATTATTTGCCATTAAATTTTGTCTAGCGGTGTTAACAGAAAACTCTGCTCTTCTAACACCAACTCCTTTTGCCTCTAAATTAGACATCATTTTTATTGCATCATCTACAGCATTTTGTGCTCCAGTATACGCTTGACCAGTTAGACCACCAGCTCTAGCATAGCCTTGAGCTCCTCTCATATAGCCCATTAATCTTTGTGTTGCCTGTCCACTAACTGATGAAGCCAATACGTTTCCACTATATCCAGTTCTTTGTGCAGATAGGCTTGCTCCTATTTCTGAGCTTATGAATCTTGATTCTCCACTTGGTAGAACAGCGCTATACCCTCCACCTTGGCCTCTTATTATTTTAAGCCTAGTATCTCCTGGCATGTTAGCTGCTCTAGTTCCACCTCTTTCAAAATAATATTGTTCTGGCTTTCTATACATTCTTTGAAAGCCTTTTTTACCCCTAACATTAGAAACACCAGGACCTCCACCATAGGTTGCATATTGTCCTGTAGCTCTACCTCCACCTGCTTGAAATAGTGGAGTAGTTCTACGGCCTACTTGTGCCTTTCTTAAATCTTCTAATGTTGTCTCTGCTACACCAAATGGATTAACCCCTGGTCTAGTTATACTTGAAAGGTCCGTTATTGATTGTTGCGCTCTAGTTAATCTACTAGTTAATCTATCAGTTGGTTTTCCTGCAGCTGTTTTTCTTGCTATTCTTTGTTCTAATCTATCCATTTGAGAAGCTGCTCTAGTAGAAGCTAAAAAGCCTCCACTGAACATAGTTTGACCTTCTGCTAAGTCAATTCCTAATTTTTGACCAGCCCTTGAACCAAATAACCCATTTGATAAACTTGCTAATCCACTCATTGGAGAATATACAGTTTCTAGTCCGGCAACTGCTCCAACTGAATGAAGCCTAGTCATTGCTCTAGGATCTAAGTGATTTTTTAAGAAACCCCTCATTCTTGGTGCGCCAGTTTTTATAGTGGTATCACCACCGCAACCTTGCTGCTAATTGTTCAGTCTTTTTTCTTCTATAACCAAGAGGGCCTACATATGACCCTCTTCCAAATCTACCGCCAGCTTCAACTTGAGTAAATGTTCTTGCAGAACCAGTTCCTCTAAATCTTTGCAATGAGTCATTTCTAGTAAAAAATGCTCCAGCTGTCCTTTGAGTGTCTAGGAATCCACCCTTCATTATTGTATTGGCGCCTCTTCTAGCATTAAACATTGCCAGCGAAGTAAGGCCTGGGGCTGAACCCAAGACGTCAAATGCTAGAGGAGATTCTACGCCAGCCATCCTTGCTCCAGTTGAAGCTAACTGACCTCCACCACTAGAACCATAGGATCCATAATAAGGAAGTTCTTGTCCTGTCATTGGATCAATAGGCATTAGTATCCCCTTCTAGAATTATGTGCGCCTAGTACAATGTCACCAGAAGCATTTAGTCTATCGGCTGTAGCTGAACTAGTATTTAGAAATGGATTACCAGCAAAAGTTTGCATTCCTGCTGCTGCTGATTTAGCTCCAGCTAATGCTAATCCTATCCCACCAACTGCAGCTATTGCTCCACCATATGATGCTTTAGGAAATAAGTTTGGACCACCCATAGATCCTGGTCCAAATCCAAGATTCATTCTTTTAAGGCCTATATTAGCAGCCATTCCAGTAGCACCGACTCCTAACCCTAAAGCTCCTAATCCAATTCCACCAGCAGCTGCTGTTAATCCTCCAGCTACTTGCGATGCGCCTCCGTATAGTCTAGCCTTTTGTAGGGTTCCTATTGGACCACCAATATCCATACCAACTGCCATCGCTGGTGTAATATCAGTACCCACAAAAGCTCTATCCGCTTCTGGATCATTAAAGGCGACATCAAATGCTGAATCCATAACTTGCTTAGATCCAGATAATGCTCCAGCTATAGCAGCGCCTCCTACTAGCATTCCCATTCCAAGTCCTTTAGAAACTCTAGATGGATCTTGAGCTACGCCACTTCCGACGCCTCTAGCCCCTCTAATTAATCTACCTACTCCTATTGGCATTTAGGTCCCCTTAACCTGCAAAAAGATAATCATATTTATTTGAACCCATATTAGTGTGTCCTATTTTAGCTCTATCTAAATTACCTACAACTCCAGCTGTTGCTAATGGGTCTTGTATTCTAGAGTAAACTTGCTGACTAGATCCACTTAAGATATCCAACCTTGGAGCTCTTGCTGGCATTGTATCTTGCCTGTCCATAGTTTCATCATATGGACCTGCTTCAGAAATTTTACGATAACTATAGTAACCAAGACCAGCTGCAAGTACCGCTCCAGCTCCTATTGCTGTTGGTTTTTTAAACCTTTGATATGCTGCTCTTATTTGTCTTTGTCTTGATGATATTACTTTGCCTAAACCTAAACTTCTTTCTTCTTCAAGAATTTCATTTCTTAAATTTTCATTTGCAAATTCAGATATTACTTTCATTGCTTTCATGGATTTTTTATCTCTCTCTACTGCAGAAATAGCCTGTTGAGCTACGCTATTTCCAGTAGAGACGGCCATTCTTTCAGTACTCTCTGCATGTCCCAATAGGACTATATTACCCTCTGAAGCCACAAGTCTACTTGTTCCCGGAAGAACTATATCGTTACCCGAGCTTGGCATTGCTCCAGACTGAGTTAAAAGTTCGGTTACAGACTCTGCAGTTCCTCCGGTTATTCTTGCAAAACCAAGTCCACCTTCTTCTATTTTAGAAGTGAGAGATTGAATAGCTTCATCCCTTCCTCCTTGAACGTTTAAAAAAGATGCTAGTGATCTTAACTGTCTTTGAGCTTCTTTTGATACATCTCCAATTTCTTCATCTAAACCAGTTAAATCAGTTTCAGATATAACTTGCATTGCTGCGTCATATAAGGATCCGGCTAAAGCTTTACTCATCTGCCTATTATGAACTCCAGTACCGCCAAGAAAAGCATTAACAGTAGAAGCTTCTCTATTTACTACAGAAAATCTTACCCTGTTAAATTCAGCACCTTTTCCAATTAGATTATTATTTTCATCAACAACATTCATTGTTTCACTTGTTAATACATCAACTAAGTTTCTTCTAACAGGACCAGACTGCCCTTCTGTTAACAATTCCATTTTAGACAATACATCTGATCCAATTAGTATTTTTCCTGAAACTAAATTATCATTTTGTACTATTCTAGTTACATCTTGTATATCAAAAGTGCTCATTCCAAATTCTGATAGAATGTCCATATTTCTTAAAAAAGGCAAGGAAGACCTTATGCTATTATCAGCTATTACTCCTGCTTCTCTTTTTGCTACAGCAGCTGTTCTTTTTGCCATTTCAACTGAGAATATTCTTTCTGTAATATCAGCAGTTGCGTATGGATTTCCTATATTAGCTGCTATCCTTGCATACATTCCTGCATCGCCTCTTTCTATAAAACCTCTAGTTATTGAACCAAGGTTAGAGTCGACCAAGCTTCCGTTCTGCATTCCAGCCAATACCTGAGAGACATTTTGAGTATCATTTGCTGCTATTCTACTAGTATTTGTTAATGCTTCTACTAGTAGATTTCTATCCATTGATGGAAGAGCAGTTTCAAATGCGTTGACATCAAAACCAGAAACAGCTTGACGAGCATATGCTGGTAATGATGCATATCTTTCTAATGCGCCCATTTCACCATAGTCTATTCCAGTTCCAACTATTTTAGAAGCAGCGTTTCTTTGGGCTGCATCTCTGGTTGATGATAAAGCTGAATTAACAACATTACCCATATAAGCTCTAGCTCTTCTATCATTAACTCTAAATGATGTATCAAATGCATCAGCTATATTTAGAGACCCTGCTCCTGTGACTCCTCTAAGGTTTTGGTCTGTAGTAGAAAAAAGATATCCTCCTGCTGATTTACTATAGGATATTTTACCTTCTATTTGTCTTATCGCATCTTGCGACATACCTGTTTCAGCTGCAAGTTCTGCAATTTGATCAGCTGTCATTATATTTGCAACATGACCCCTAATAGATGTTCCTAATATTTCTCTTGCTTCTGCACTTTTTATAG